CTGCATAATCAACTATAATAACGTCTGGCTTTTTGCCTTGCATTATACATTTTTCAACATGACTTCTCAATCCCATAACAGATATAGTTTTAGTCGGATAATGTTTAATAATTAATTCACCATTTAATTTAGATAACTGTTCTTTAATATCTTCTTGATAATGTTTTAGATTTTGATTTGCAATACCTGTTATAACTGAATCATATCGCAAGCCAACATATGCTTCATTTAACTCTAATGTATAATGTAAAACTGTTTTACCTTTCTTAACTGCATCTGCTCCAATATTCATTAACGCCCATGACTTACCAATACCTGCAGGAGCAACCATAACACCTAATTCACCTTTACCAAGACCACCATCTGTCAATTCATTAATAAC